GTAAAATGGGCTGCAGCAGCCAGTGGAGACATAGTAGAGGATACTACACCTCAATTAGGTGGATTTTTAGATACTAATGGCAAGTTTATTAGCATGTCACAAGGAGCTGCTGTTGCATCTGAAGATGGTGATACAAATATATGGGCTGGTGATGACGGAAATACAATACACATAACAGGTACTGATACTATTACTGACTTTGGTACCCCGAAGCGAGCTGGCTGCCATATGTGGTTAATATTTGATGCTGCTGCAGTTGTACAAGATAGCGCCACAATAACGGTAGCTGGTAATACTAATTATCAAGCTGCTGCTAATGATTTAGCTCTTGTATATGCACTAACTACTTCTACATTTTTATTTATGCCATTTCCTAATAGTGGTTCTTCCCCAGTAGCTGCTTCTGGTGGTTTGGCAGATGCTGGAGGAAATATTGTAGGAGTTGAAAATCACGTAACAACATCTGGGAATTTTACAGTAACTAATGGTAAGAATCTAGTAACTGGTGGACCATTCACAATTGCAAGTACACACGTTGCTACGGTTGGTACTGATGAAACATGGACGGTGGTATAATATGAGTACATTAAATGTAGATACACTTCAAGACAAAGCAGGTGCTTTTGAACACGCTAGATTAGTACAGGTTGTCAATACCGAGACAGGAGCAGCAGCAACTGGCACGACTATTCTGCCTTATGATGATACTATTCCTCAGAATGATGAGGGCGTTGAAGTAATGACTCGTGCCATTACTCCAACACATGCTAGTAATACATTAATAATAAGAGTTGATGTATGCGCTAGTCATTCTGTAGCTAATGAACATTTACAAGCAGCATTATTTAAAGATTCAACTGCAGCTGCGTTGGCATGTATGTCAACAGAAACTTCCAATCTTACAAGTAGAATGGAATATATTGGATTTACTCACAAAATGACTGCAGGTGGAACATCAGAAATTACATTCAAAGTTAGAATAGGGGGAACTAGTTCTGGTACTGTACAATTTAATGCAGAGGGCTCAAATAGACGTTATGGTGGGGTACTTTCATCATCAATTACAATTTCGGAGATTAGAGTATGAGTGTAACTACTAATAACCCTGAAGCATTGGGGTGGAAATATGATTATGTTGCTGGTATATCAACCAGAGATGGAGTTGTTACTGAGTGGCCTGATTCACTACCTGAATTGACTCAAGATTTAGTAGATGCTGCTGAAAAAGAATGGGATGATAAGGAAGCGTATAAAGGTAAACGAAAAACTGAATATCCATCTATTCAAGATCAACTTGATGACATCTACCACAACGGCATTGATGAGTGGAAGAAAACAATTAAAGTAACTAAGGACAAATATCCAAAATGAGTACATTAAATGTAACTAACGCACAAGTCACAACGCTTAAAGATGGGAGTGGCAATAATCCATCAACTCCTGCTGAAATTCATACTGGTAGAGCTAAGGTGTGGGTTAATTTTAATGGCACAGGCACGATTGCATTAAGGGATAACTTTAACGTGTCTGGGTTAACTGACCACGAAACAGGTCAATATACTGTAACAATAGATAATGATATGTCTAATACTAATTATTCAGTAATTGCTGGGGGTGGGATGGATGAAACATCGACATCAAATCAGCCATTGCAAGGTGCAAATGTTAATAATATAGCTGTTGGTTCTTTTAGGATTCATTGTGGTAGTAATACATATGCAGAAGATGATTGGGAAATAGTTACAGCAGTAGTGTTTGGAGATACATGATATGTCTGATAAAAGAATAGTTTATCAAGGGGAAGATGGAATAGCTAAAATTGTTGTGCCATCACTAGAGTATTTAGCAAAGGGAAATACATTGAATGATGTATTAATCAAATGTGTTCCTGAAAATTGCAGAGACTCCGCAGATATTGTTGAAGTTGATACAGTTGAAAGCGACAGGACATTTCGCAATGCTTGGGTTACTGAAAAAGGTAAAAGTACAGAGGTTGACTTAGCTAAAGCTAAAGATATAGCTAAAGATAAAGTTCGCCAAGCCAGAACCCCTAAGTTTCAAGAATTAGATATTGCATACCAACGTGCTGATGAAGCAGGTGATTCTGATGCTAAGACCGCAGTAGCTACTAAAAAACAAACAGCAAGAGATGCTACAGCAAATACCAAGATAACTAATGCTGATTCTGTTGCTAACCTAAAAACAGGAATGAATGAAGTGATTGCAGAGGTAAATAACCTATGAGTAAATTAGTAGTAGGAGAAATTGAAAATGCCGCAGGGGCGAATCCTTATAATATTACTTTAGGAACGTCTGTTGCAACTACTTCAGGCACAGCAGTTACTTATTCAAGTATTCCAGCGGGAACGTCAAAAATAATAATTATAGGTAAAGACGTTTCAACTAATGGTTCTAATGAAATAAGGACTCAACTAGGAACGTCTGGCGGCTTGGTAACATCTGGTTATGATTCAACAATAGTAGGTCTACCTAATAGTGCTAATTGTGCAACAAACACTCAGACAAATTCTTTAGCGATAACTCAAGGTATTGGTGCTGGCGAAACAAGAAGTTGGTTACAGACTATCTGTTTACTGGATGCTTCTCTGGATGTTTGGGTTTGTTCAGTTGTTGGCGCAAGAAAAACTGGGGAGAATGAATGTTTCTCAGGCGGTGGCTGGGTGGATTTATCTGGAGACCTAACGCAATTAAAAATATTTATGGATGGTTCTGATGCTTTTGATTCGGGCAGAATTAATATCCAATTTGAATAAAGGAAAATATAATGGCTGATGTAATTGAAATTAATGTATCAACAGGTGAAAGAACTGACAGAGATTATACCCAAGCGGAAAAAGATGCTATGGAAGCATCTAAACCATCTACTGAAGAAAAATGGGCTACTATTAGAAATAAACGTGATGTGTTATTAGCAAGATGTGATTGGTGGGCATCTTCTGATTTAACTATGTCAGATGCACAAACTGCTTACAGAAAAGCATTAAGAGATTTACCTACTCAGAGTGACGTAGATAATATAACGTGGCCGAGTAAACCTTAATGACAGCTGTACCTTGGTATGCATATTTATTAATTTTATTCTTGCCTCTGTTAATAAGTACTGTGGTAGGTATTTATATACAATTAGTATTAAAACGTATTAACAGACAAGAAAATAATGCACCTTGGACTTATAAGAAAAGTTTATTAAGTGCTATTGCAATAGGTACACCAATGGGTGCATTAACACAGATGTTATTGCAAGAAGCTTTATCACCTTATATGTATTTAGGAGATGAAAGCCAATGGAACTTAGTTATATTTGCAGCAGTATTTAATCCTTGGTTAATTATGTTTGGGTATAGTGCTGCTTTATGGTACACAAAGAAAAAGAAATATACTATGTTATATGAATATTTAAGAATACGACATAAGAAGGTAGATTATCCAGATGAGGAAAGTGACTTTACGGTACAACATTACCACAGTTCATCATTAAACGGAAACGATACAAAGGAAGAATAATGGCTACAAGTGGATCAGTTGATTTTTCAATAACAAGAGATAATATAATTACTGAAGCTCTTCAGCTTGTTGGTGTTATTGGTGAGGGTGAAACTCCAAGCACTAACCAAAAATCTGATTGCGCTAGATCTCTTAATATGATGGTTAAGTTCTGGATGGCAGATGGAATGAATTTATTTGTCAATCAGGAAATAGTTTTGTTTCCAGTAAAAGGGCAAAGACAATATACATTTGGTGGTTCTTCAGTAGATAGAATGGCTAAAGAAGATGAGGTTATTACTACTAAACTAAATGGTAGTGTATCTTCTTCAGCAACCTCACTAACAGTAGATGATACTACTGGTATGGCTGTGGGAGATGTAATAGGTGTAGTAACGGATTCTTCGGGAATACATTTTAGTACTATCACTGCTGTAGGTTCTGCTACAACATTAACTATTGCTGATGCAATAGATGACAATGCATCTGATAATGACAGAGTATATACATATACAACAGCATTTACACAAAAGATTTTAAATATTAATAATTCTTGGGTTCGCACTACTGATGATACTGACATACCTATTAATGTAATATCAAGGCAAGAGTATGTTGATCTAAGTAAAAAGACAGAAAGTGGCAGAATAAATCAAATGCATTTTGATCCCCAAGTAACTACTTCCAACATAAATATTTGGCCTGTACCTGATGATTCATACACAAACGATAGAATACATTTATACGTTACAAGAGCATATGAAGATTTTGATGGTGTAACAAATGAAAGTGAACCTGACTTTCCTCAAGAATGGTATTTACCACTATGTTGGGGATTAGCAGTTTATATAGCTCCTAAATATGGAGTAAGCGAACATAAATATAGTGAGTTAGTTCAGATAGCTGCGGCATTAAAATTAAAATGTGAAAACTGGTCAACAGAAAAAGAATCATTGTTTTTACTTCCAGCTGATAGACAAGGAACATATCGTAGATAATTATGGATTCAGTACGAGTACCTTTATTCGCGTTGCCTCAACAAAGGCAATTTAGCACCACAGAGGATCAATGGTTTAAAAATTGTTATCCTGAACTAATACCTGGCCCAGGGGAAACTCCCTATACTTCTGTAGTTAAACGCCCAGGATTTTCAGATTCTCAGACTACAGCTACTGCTGCTGGCAGAGGATTATATGGTTGGACTCAGGATGGAAAAATTTATGCTGTTGTTGGAAATAAAATATTCAGAGATGGTTCAGCATTAAGTGGTACATTGGATGATACTACTGGTAGAGTTGATATAACTGAAGTTAGAGGTGGAACACCAAGACTTGTATTTAGAGTAGCTGATAAAATATGGACAGTTGCTGAAGATGGTACAATGACAAAACAGACTGATGCTGATATACCAACTGGATTAGTATCGGGTATAGTAAATATAGATGGATTTATTTGTGTAATGAAAGGTTCCACTAATCAAATATTTCACGCTGATGTAAACGATCCAACTAGTTGGAATGCTGATAGCAATCTTACTGCTTCCTTAGAACCTGATTTAGGAGTTGGAATAGCAAAGCATTTAAACTTTGTTGTTGCATTTAATGAGTGGTCTACTGAGTTTTTCTTTAATGCTGGTAACGCAGCAGGATCAACTCTAAGCCCAGTAGAAGGTATAGCAATTAGATATGGATGTGCAAATGGAGATACCATTTTCTCTGGTGAAAATACTATAGTGTGGTTAGCTCAAGGTCGTACTGGTGGTAAATCTGTTATGATGCTTGAAGGACAAGATTTAAAAACTATTAGTACAAAGCCTATAGAACGTTTAATTGATGAAGAAGCTAATGGTGGTGGAAATGGTATAGCTGATGCTTATGCCTATGGTATGAGAATTGATGGGCATCAATTTTATATATTAACTCTTAAAAATACAGCTAAAACTTTAGTATGTGATTTACGAGATTCTACTTGGCATGAATGGTCTTCTTTTGATGGAACTACCGAAACTTATTTTACTGGTGTAGATTTTTGTGAAGATGCAGATAAGAAATTTATATTAGATGAAGATAATGGTAAAGTATATAATATGGACATTGATATTCACCAAGATTCATCAAATGATATTAAGGTAGAAATATTAACTAGTAGAATAGATTTTCAATCTACTAAACCTAAATTTTTATATAGATTAGGTGTTATAGGAGATATACAATCTTCATCATCTCCAATAACTATTGATTGGTCAGATGATGATTATAATAATTATGCAACATCTCGAACTGTAGATATGAGTAATACTTTTCCAAGATTAGTAGCATTAGGAAGATTTAACAGAAGAGCTTTTAGATTGGCTCATACCGCAAATACACCTCTTAGATTAGAATCTCTTGAGATGGGAGTAGTGCAAGGTAAATATGCTGAGGGAAATAATTAATGGCTTTGGGGCCTCCTCCATTACATAGTCCTATTACTTCTAATTTATGGAAGAGGTACTTTGAAAGATTAAGTAATCAATTAGGAGGAGGAAAGGCTGGTGGTACTGGTTATTATAATGGATTAGATTTTACTGGTTCTAATATTACGTCAATAGCAACTCGTACTCATAATAGTTTACAGACGCATCAAGGTGGAAGTAGCGGAGAGAGATATCATTTAACTTTAGCGCAACACACTGGGGTTATTGCTGGTGGAAATTTTACTAAGTCAGTAACTGATTCTATAACTGCTGGTGCTACTCAAACTCAAGCTGGAGCAACAGCTTTAACTAAAGATATAAATAGAGTAACAACAGTTGGTACTGATAATGATGGAGTTAAGTTACCAACAGCATCAGCTGGATTAGAAATTTTAATTATAAATGCTGATGCGGGACAAGATATTCAAGTATGGCCTAACACTGGAGATGCCATAAATGGTGGTTCGGCAAATGCAGTAGACTCTAGCGCACTTGGAGAAGGAGCATCAAGAAGATATATAGCAATGGATGCAACTAATTGGTATTCCATTTAGGAGAAATAGAAATAATTAGAGGAGAATAGACATGGACTTATGGGTAAAGAAATTACTCCGTAAGAAACTAGACTTAGAAAAGTTTCAAAGACCAGAAATTACAATAAATCAAGCAATACAAATTTTAGAAGAAAGTCAAAAAAATAAACAAATACTTGTAGTTGGAAGTGAAAAAAATCAAATTATTGTTATTTTAAGACCCACTAGTAATTGGACAGCAGAGATGGATATTATAGCAGACTGCAAAGGAATGTTAACGTTATATAAAGAATTGAAAAAAATGGAATCGTGGTTTTGGAAAGCACATCCAAATGTTCACAGATTAGAAATGCTAACCATTAATAAGAAGGTAGCTTCTTTAGCTCTAAGAGCTGGATGGAAAGAAGAAGGAATAAAAAAAGAATCTTACGTAGATTATAATACTATGAAATATAAAAATGAATACATGTTTGGAATATTAAACCCAAATCACAAGACGGAGAATTAATATGGGTTCAACAGTTAAAAAAGTGGCGTCAATAGCATTACCAATCGCAGCTATGGCTATACCTGGAGTTAATGTAATTGCGGCAGGAGCTATAGGTGGAGCTCTTGGCGGAGTAATTTCTGGAGGAGGACTTAAAGGTGCTTTGATAGGTGGTATAGGTGGAGCTCTTAGTGGAGGAATAGTTAAAGCTGGTGGCTTTGGTAATTTCTTTGGTGGACTCGGTGGCGCTGGTAGCGCAGTAACTCAGTCTGGTGGAGCTATGGCTGGTATAATGGGAAGAGCTGGAACTGGAGCTGCAACATCACTAGGATTAGCTGGTGGAACCATGGGATCAACGGCAACAGCTGCTCGTCTAGCTGCAAACGCTGCAACACGAACTGGTATAACTGGAGTTACATCTCCTCAAAGTTTTATGAGTAGTCAGCTTGCTTCTGCGGGCAGTTATAGACCACAATTATCTTCACTATCAGGCGGAGCACCAACATCTGTTGGACAAGGCGTAGTTGCGGGAACTACTGGTGGTGTAGGACAGCCAAGACAATTACAATTAAAATCAAATCAATTATTACCTAGTGGTAAAACTGGACTTGGATTCGATAGAGAATCTTTAAAAGAAATGATTACTGCTGGTTATTCGGGATATCAAGATGATGCACAGCAACAACAGTTAGATGCTCTGAGGGAAAATTTAAGTCAATACAGAGGTGAATATGCCGGCCATTATGCTAGTGAAGCTAAGAAACATCAAGATAAATTAGCTAGAGGAGAGTTACCTGAAACTTATAATGCTGCATTAGACAGAGAAGCTCAAAGATTGTCAAGACTTCTTACTGCTCAAGGACATAACCCAGCTGAATCAGGATTTGGTAGAGATGAATTTAAACGAGGTCTAATGGATCTTGAAAGTAAATTTATTTCTAATGAAAGAGATTATTGGAGAGCTGTTGGTGGTGGTGCGGATACAATGACTGCACAGATTGGTTTACTTGAATCAAACTTAGCACAAAGCAATGTCGGGAATAGAGGAACTTCTCAAGCATTAGATACAATTATGGATAAAATTTTATAAGAATTATGGGGAATTTAATATGGCAATTCAAACTAGCCTAGAATCTTTAGCTAACTTAAGATCTACTCAGGCAAATACTGCTTCTGTTGAGCAGTCTACTTTTGAAAAAAAGGAAACATTTGGAACACGAAAAAAGGCCCTAGAGTTAGAATATGAACAATCTGAATATATGTTTCATGAATTAATGTCTAACAGAGATACTAGGGATGCTTTAAATGAGTTAAATTATACAAACGCCACTCAACTTCACCAAGTTATGAAAGAGCTGGGTCCTGAGTTTGTGATGGGTAGAATGCAAGTACAGGCAGACCTGCAAGAGACCAAATTAGGTATTGCACAATTAAACCAAAAGTATGGAATGCAATATGCATTTGGGCAAGCAATTGAGGAGGCTTTATCAAATGGTAATCCTCAGGAAGCTACTAAATTGACCCAACAGCTTAATGCTGAACATATTCGTATGACTGGAAAACCTATGGAACTAGACTTTGGTGAAGCTGAACAAGAGACACCATTAAATGTATCAGATCCTAACTTTGCTCTTACTGTTGACCATTTACCAAGAGTTAAATCCATGAATAAAGTTGCTAAAGCTATGAGTGATCATGGAAAAAGCATAGAATTAGCAGAAATACAAACTGAGCCCGCTGCTCAATACTATGGTACTTTAAATAAACAGCTATCCTCTGTACAAAAAGGTTTAACCATAGATGCGGAAACAATGAAACAGGCTGGTAATGCTTTATATGGATTGCCTAGTTCTTTTACTGAAAAAATGGAACTAGCAACTGATGGAAGCGTAATGGGTGGATACAATAAAACTCAACTTAGTAACCTTAAAGAGACAATAGCAAGATTAATGGCAGCAGGCAATGCCATTGGAAGTGTGCAACAAAGAGTTGGTACAGATCTTACCGTAGCAACAAATCGAGATTTACCTGGAGTAGCTTGGGAGGATGAAGTTAATTTTATGCATCCAACTCATCCTGCTTTTGATATAGCTGAATATGAAAGAAAAATTGCAAGTTTAGCAGAATCTAAAAAGATATCCGCGCAAGCTGCGGCAGATATAATGACCCAAGACATGTTAAACAGATGGGCTGGGTCGTTTTCTGGAATGGTAACAGGTTGATAATAGGATAAATATTAATGACTAAATGGTGGCAAGATGCTCCCCAACAAGAATTAGTTCAGCCACAACAAAATTTAGGTGGATCTAATAAATGGTGGGAGGACACTCCAAGTGAGATAAGTAATACTCAAAAATGGTGGGAAGATTCTCCTACTATGGGAACCCCAGGAATTGAGCCTTATGAAGGCCCTGAAGGCGGACGTACTGTTGGAAATGTTATTAAAAGCATGCCAGGAACAGTTGAGGGATTAATTAAAGGAGCTGCTGGATTTACTTTTGGTTCTCCTATAGCAGCTGCAGTAGGAGCATATGATTCTCTCAAAAAAGGTAATTGGGATGATTATGCTGATGTATTTAACCACGTTCTTGAAGATGTAGTATCTAAAACTAAAATTCCTTTTACTGGAATAAAACCTTTCGAAGCTCAAACAGAAGCTGGCAAAAGAGTATTAACTCTATTAGATGAACAATTTTTTGGAAGAATAAGTTCTCTAGGCAAATCAGCTGGCGACAATGTATTTGAACAAACTAATGATCCCGCTCTTGCAACCGCAACTCAAACAGCAATAGAAGGAGTCGGATTACTCGCTCCTATTATTGGTGGTAAAGCAATAAAAGCTGGTGCAAAGAAAGCATCAACATTAGCTCCTGCTGATAAATTTGTATTTGGAACTGAAACAAGTAGGTTTAAGTTACCAGTAGGTAGGAGAGCAAAGGGGGAGTGGAAAGCTCCTACTTTTGAACAAAATAAAACTCCTGGACTAGTTGTATCTTTTGACCACTTTAGTAAAGTATTAAAAAAATCACATCCAACATTAACCCCAGAAGGTATTGAAGCTCAGTATAGAACTCTTCATGAAGAGATTCGTGCGTTTAAGGAAACTAAACCAACTATAGAAGAAGGCAAGCCAGTAGAGTCTCTTGCTGAAGTGGTTAAAGATTTTGATAAACCATTTGGTCGTTATGTAGAACAAAGAGATATGCAATTTGTAAAAGAACAAGTGACAAAATGGGATACTCCTGATTTGTATTATGGACAATTCCGAGCTTCAGTTGGTAACAATCCTAAAACAGGAAGACCTTTTGCAGAAAGCACATATGTTAAAAAGTTTATACAGCATGTAAATAGAGAAGTTATTCCTGGATATTATAATGGAGTTGTTGGAAAAGGATCATTCGCAAAGAATTTTGATGAAGCTATAATAAAAACTGAAGCTATTAATGCTGCTAAAAGAATATCTAAATTAGTAAGGGACTCTCAAGGAAAAGTTCCAGCTAATATTACCCGCCCTAAAGCACAAGAAATTCTAAGTGCTATTACTCCCGCCCTTCTAGCAGAGAGTGGTAGATTATTTTTATCTACTAAACAAGATCCTACTTATATAAAAGCTGGTCAAGCAGCAGCTAAGGCTGGAGAAACTCTTGTACAAAGAGGGTATCATGTAAAAGGAAAAGACGGAAAACCTGTATTTTATTCTGAATATGAGGTTGCTCAATTACAAGAAATAGCAAGTACTGGTAAGATTATTCCTGAAACTCCTGAAGTAAAAGCCTTGGGTAATGCTGTTAAAAATAGTGAAGTATATAATAACTCTGAAGCTAATACTATAAAGAGCAGTGCTAAAGAAACTATAATACCTAAAGAAGAAGTTGCTAAAGGTCCTAAGTCTATAAAGGAAGCTATTGATAAAGAAGTGTCAGCGGAAGGTGGTGAAAATATAATTAATCCTTTCTTAAAAACCTATGAAGAAATATTCAAAGGTAAGTTAGAAGGATTTGAAATAAGTGATGTATTAAATGCTAGGAAAGCCGTTCCTGAACAGGTAACAAAATCAGTAGACAAAGTAAAAGACGCTACAAATATAGAAATAGATCCAACTAAACCAGTTGAGAAATCTGTTGAACCATCTCCTCAAGTTTTAGCAGCTACTAAAGGAGTTGGAATGCTTGATAGTACTCAGATGAGTGGACTCAATTGGTTAATTAATTTAGCTGGTGGTAGAGCTATATCTATATTTAAAACTGATTCTAAGTTTCCAGGTACAAATACGCAATTAAGAGAACTTTCTCCAGCAATGGCTGAGATACAAGATAGTTTGTGGAGGCCAGAAGCTTACTCAAAAACTCCTAAAGTTATGGATAGTTATCATTCAATGAGGCATACCAAAACTGGTGAGTATATGACTGATTTAGATAATATATTCTTTAAGATAAAACCTAAATGGGTTCCAGGTCTTAAAAATATTACTCCTAGAAGAGTTGGTGGTAGAGGTGGATGGGTCATAACTGAAAAACAAAATAAACAATTATCTTTAGCTTTAGATCCAACAACTTCTCCTGAAGTACTGGCTAAGATACCTAACAATATGAAACAAGCTGCTAAAGATATAAGAGCTTTGGATGATAAAATATTTAAAGAAGCTAAAGAAGTTTTTACAGACTTAGAATATACAAAGGGCCACTTACACAGGGTTTATGATCATAAGTGGATGAAAAAAAATCCTGAACAAGCAGTTGAAATATTAACTAAAGCATTTCAAAGTAGTAAAAAAGCTATGGATGAACTTGGTAAAGGAATTGAAAATAATAGTGCCAGGGAAGCAGCTCAAAGAATGGTTGACTACGCCTTAGAAAACAATGGTTCTGTAAGAATGACTCCTGAATTTTTACGTGCAAGTGAGGTAGCGGCTTTAGGTATTGCTAAAAATGCTAAAGAAGCTAAAGTAGCTGCTAAGAAAGCTAGTGGTATTGATTATGAAAGAGTTCTTGTTGATATTACTGATGCTCAATTAGGACCATTATTAGAACAAAGTGTATATAAAAGAATGACTAAATATGCAGAAGATACGGCAGCAAGAACATCCTATGCAAAAATAAATGGACCATATAATGAATTATTGTACGATAGGCTCAACAGAGCAAACGCAGAATTAGCTGCATCTACGGCTGCTGGTGGAAGGCCTCTAAGACAATATGAAGTTCAACAAGTATTAGATTTATGGGCTGCTTTTCAGCATATTTATAAATCTGATACTTATAAGAAATGGATTACATTTCAAAAAGGTTATATAACTCTTTTAAATGCTGCTCTTTTACCTTTAGCATCTGTTGCTTCATTAACTGAAGCTCCTCTACCCATGTATCATGGTGGAGTAAGGGCTTATAGCAAAGCTATGGGACGGGAGTTATTTCATACTTTGCCATTACAATTATTAAGATCTATAAATAAAGATATTAAATTGTTTGGTAAAGATAAAACTAGGTCTATGATTATCACTGAGCAAATAAGAAAAGCTGGTGATATAGCAGCTATGGAAAGAATGAATCAAATGTTTGCTGGTGATTTTACTGTTGCTGGTAATTTAGTATTTCGTGCTAATGGTCTTTACTACTGGACAAAATGGATGAACAATCTGGCAGTAGGAACATACGATGCTATGGTAAGAGATTACTTTACTCGTAAAGCTGCTGGTAAAAAATTAAATATGTTTCCACAAGAAGAAGTTAGAATGCAAAAGTTGATGCAATATTATGGATTAGATTTAGCTGAAGGAATAAAATGGGCTAAAGAAGGACATAAATTAGAAGGTGCTTTCTATGAAAAACTTAAGAAAGGTGCTCTTACTTTTGCAGAAGATTCAGTGTTAACTCCTAATCCAGCTATTGTTCCTATGTGGCATTCAAACCCTGGGTTAGCTTGGTTAAAGCATCTTAAAGCATTTCCAACTTTAATTGGTAATACAGTATTAAGACGTTGGGGTGCTGATATAAATCAAGCTTACAGAGATAATGGAATGCCTTTAGTTTCAGGAAGAAACGCAACCTATGCTGTTGGGACTGGAATGGCTATGTTACTAACAGCTCATATTTCTAATATCCTCACAGATGAAATAAGATATGGTGAAGAAAATCCATTTTATAAAACAAAATTTCCTGATGATAAAACAAGATGGATGATAAGAGCTGCTGAAAGATGGGGTATTGCTGGCGTATCTCAATTTGGTTTGGATGCTATCTTTCACTCTCACGGAGCAGGAAAACTTTCTGTAGTCTTAGGACCAGCATTTAGTAAATCAGAAAGAATGCTAACAGCTGCAACTTCTGGTAATCCAAGAGCTTTGGCTAGAGAGATGGCTAGGATGACGCCAGTAGCAAACGTTCCTTCTGAGTGGGTTGACTCTTTAACTGACTTTTATGAAGAATTTTTAATCAACAATCTTGGACCACTGAGTATGGATCCCAGGGCACATCCAAGAGCTAAAAAACCCAAAAGGGAAAAATCATGATTTATAAACATCCCGAAACTGTGGTTAAGGCCATAGATTTCGTAACATATGGTTGCTCAGGTTGGGCTTGTATAGCTGCCTACGTCAATCATTATTCAACTTTGTTTGCTTTAGGAATAGCTTTTTGTTCATTGCTTGTTAGTATATATTTTAAGCAAGTAAATTATAGCTTAGAAAAAAAGAAATTAGAGGTTTCACGTGGAATTAAAACTGAAGAGAGTAGCTGAGAATGAAGATGCTACATTCGGTGTATTAATAAATGTAGATACACCATTTGCTGTAACTTTAGAGCCTTCTTGGGAAGATAACAAAAAGGGTATAAGTTGTATTCCTTCTGGGCCTTATAGTTGTAAGAGAGTTAAGTCTCCAAGATTTGGGGATACATTTGAAATATTAGATGTAGAAGGAAGAACACATATATTGTTTCACAAAGGGAATAGTGAACGTAACACACAGGGATGTGTACTTATTGCTGAAGAATTCGGTATGCTAAATGGCAAGGCTGCTGTACTTGCTAGTGGAAGAGGGTATAGGGAATTCATAAATATTTTAAAAGACGTAGATGAGTTTGATTTAATTATAGAGGATTAGAAATGTTACAAGCACTTATAGGACCAGTAGCCTCAATACTGGATAAATTTATCCCTGATGCTGACACTAAACAAAAGTTAGCTCACGAGATAGCAACCCTAGCTGAGAGACAAGCACACGAAGTTGCATTGGCTCAAATAGAAGTAAACAAAGAAGAAGCAAAAGGTAATTGGTTTCAATCTGGATGGCGTCCCGCATGTGCTTGGGTATGTGTAGCTGGATTTACAGTTAACTTTTTAATTAGCCCATTAGCAGATCCATTTGGAATTATGGTTCCTCAAGCTGATATAAGTACAATGATGCCTGTGTTATTAGGTATGCTTGGATTAGCTGGTGCGAGAAGTTTCGAACGTGTTAAAAAAATTGGTAAAAACTAATGTCAAATAATACTGGTGTTAACAAAACTTATAGTAATAAATTTGATCCAGAAGGATCTGGATATGATTATCAAACTGCCAGAGAATCAGGATTAAGCGCAGGTAAAGATAACCATTGGCCTAGTAGAGATCCTAAAACAGGTATGCTTTTAAAAGGAAGAAAACATCCAACTTTTCAGAAAGGGGTAGATGTTGATAAAAAATTAGGTTATAAATTAAAGAAAAAAGATAAAAGATATTATACTGAATAAACTAAAGGAGTAATAAAATGAAATTTGATGAAATAAAAGATTACGCAATTGATTTTTGTCAATCGCTTCCTACCATAATTTGGTATGCTGGATACTTTATTCTTGGATTCGTAGTTGGTTCTTGGTAGCTAAAAAGATTTTTTAAGAATCTTAGCAGATCTTACAGTCCCCTTAAGTATTTCAGAGTTACCCCCCTGTCCATCGTCATTGGTTAAGGTATTCATAACGTGATACCTTAAATTGTCCTCTTTAACTAACCACCCAACAGTTTTGGCGAGTATGGGGGGATCTTCTAGATCCTTAATTTCAACCCAACCACCTTCCCCAGCGTGGTCATACCATTCTATTAATACTAAGGGATATTTTTTAAATTTCTTAGGGGTTGTCATAGATTGTTATACACCCCATTTATCATAAGAATGAATAGCAATATTTGCAAAGCTATTAAATAGTTTGCCTTTTTAAGATACGCCCACCAAGCCCACACTATATCACTGAAACCATTTATTAAGAATCCTTGTACGTAGTATCCTTCTGATATGAGATATACTCCAACGACTGTAGTAATAGTTCCAATTATTTCATAAAATTTTTCCCACCTATGTGTGCTTTTAATTACGTAGCTATTCACTGCTATTCTCCAACTCACTCTTAATTAGTATGTTTAAATATTCTTGGGCTTTATGTAAATCCTCTAACCCCCCTTTGTATTTCCATCTCATTACATATTTTATTACATTGCCTTCGGCATAAGGTATCTCATTTTCAATCATAAATTGAACAGGCTCTATTTTCCATCTTGAATAGTGCTTAGGATCTTTTACGTTATCAGGATTCATCTGTTTATCCTCCTATATAATCTTTTCGTATTTCTTTTAGTAGATCTTGATAAGTTAATTGGTTTTTATTTTCTACAAATTCAATTGTTAATAGAAATCTTGGTGATCCACAGTTTAAAACCATATGATCCTTTTGATTATTGAATAAAAATCTACCTCCAGGATGGTATTGTAATTCAATTAAGCTATGATTTAGTTGTTCAGTTTCTCTAAAAAAAGTAAAGGAAGTATGAGGTGTTGGAAGTACCGTATTTATACATACACCTCTATTAGTATCTTTATGCCAATTATATATAGTTTTACCTTCCATTTTTAAAATGCCTGCTCTGAAGGGATGCTTTTTATGTAACCAATTATAAAATTTGTCTTTAATTAAAATATTGTTATCTATTAAACAAGCATTGAAACTATAATAATCTATCCATTGTGTATCAGGATTTGCTATTACACTAAATATTTCTGCATTAAAATATAGTTCAATTTGCAAATCTTCGTAGTAAGGACTCATCTTAATTAAATCTCACAAGCATTGCCTGTACAAGCTAATTGTTGTGAACTACTTGTATTGTCATCTTCCTCAACTAAGAATGACCAATCAGCTTTAGGTGTCTTACTAACAGCTTCTTCATATTCTTCTTTAGTGCAATCAGTGTATGGTGCTTGTTTGTAAGTTCCACCATCGTAAGGTAAAAAAGATATTCCACTTATAGCATCGAAGTGGTCATATACCCAAGCCCCAACTTTCATCCACTCATGTTCTCTAACGTAAGCGGTAATAGATGGTTTGTGCTCACACCAATTCTCTTGGTACACAAGCCAATGTTCTAGTTGTTGTATAGCTGTACGTTCATTTCTAGTAACAGCTCCCTTAGGGCTCTTACATCCAAAAGAAAATACAGTTGTTGAATTCTCTTTACCAAACGCTGGTTCATTAGGAAATCCAAACTCTTTCATAAAGGAAGTTAATGGGTCTTTGTTGTCTTGCCGCACCGTTCGTATATAGTATTCATTATGACGAGGGTGTATACCACTAGCAGTATCAGTAAGCTGACTAACAGTACCACTAGGCTTGACGCAAGTGATTGCAGTGCTTGGATTAATACCCAGCTTATGTGCCCAAGTCTCGTTTGTATTGATTGCCACATTTCTCATCTCCCGTAGCCATTTTTTAGTTGTGTCTTTAGTAGTACTAAGCGTTGGGTGATCCATTATACCAGTCAAAGATACTCCAAGTAATGCTTCTTCTTCAGTATTCTTTTTCCAAGAAGATCTTAAGTATCTAAAATCAGTTAGTGTAGCTTGCATAGTACCAATTATAGTAGCTATCTCTACTTTCTTCTTCAGGTCTTTAAGTGTATCCTTAGGTCTTACTATTACCTCAGATAGATTACAAAATTGATTAGGTCTTAGTACAATCTCAGAACATGGGTTAGTACCAAATTCCCAATCAGTATCCCTTCTCTCAGGGGAAAACTTCTTAGCAGCAGTTCTATTAAATATACCACGCTCTCCTGAGTGACTTAGATATAATGCTTGCCACTCGGACATAAATTGAGCCATATCAGGGGTCTCAGTGTAACATGCTGAATTATTAGCTAACGCCCTCTGTCCGTTGAGCTCCCACCAATTTCCAGACTTAGCTATTCGCATCCTGTCATCACTGAGATTAGATAAAGAAATCAGCGCTGATCTCCTTACACCCCCCACTACGACTATATCACCCACCTTACAACAAAGATCATGACATTCAATACTGGTTAGTTTCCTCCCTTTGGCATTTATAAAAGTATTTACAGTAAACTTAAATAATTCTTCCAGTGGTTCTGGCCCAGAGGAACGTCCACCAAAGGTCTTTAATCTTGCCCCAGCGGCACGAACTTTTGAAACGTCCCACGATGGTATCCTGCCTGAATAAAGCAGGGATATGAGCTCTCTGTAAGCGCTAGCCCATCCCATTTTGGAATCCATTACGTGTACTACAGTATTGGTATCATGAAATTCTTCAGATACTTGTGGTAACTGATTGATAAACTGTCTTTCTACACTAAAACCAACTCCAGTACCACACATTAAGATATACATTATCTCATCGAATGATCTTTGGTTGTCTATTGGAAGATAACTACAATTAAATCCCGCTACGTTATCTCTGTCTAATGCTTTACCAGCAGTCATCAAACACCTCATAGATGGCATAACTTTTAGATTTAATATATTTTCTTTTACTTCAGAAAAATCAAATTCATCATTGAATCTCTCAGTAAAAAAATTAATATATCTATTTACAGTTTCTTCCCAAGTCTCTCTACGTTGTTTATCAGGTAGATGTCTTGCATACCTACTTAAATGTATAAATTGTTGGTATTCAGTCGGCAATTGGTTCATATTTTCTCAGTTCCTTTTCTAAGTATTTAGATATTTCGTCTCGTTCATTTTTTGGCACATTGTCTATAATCCACTGACCTGCCTCTACGGGACCAAATTCGTGATATAACTCTGCAAATATTTGCGCTCTTCTTTTGTGTATAAAAGTATTATCGACAGTCATTATAAGTAATCCTCTTTAACTCTATCTATAGAGTGCTGAGTTATGTCAATAGTTCCCTGCCCTGTATGCGTTAATGTAACTAATCCTGACCACCAATCACAAGTAGCTTCGTTTCCCTCCATATATTCAGGCATATAATCTGCGTACCACCCTACATTACACGACTGTATAAGAGGAGATACTGTGGTGTCATCAGAAGTTCTCTTCATAGTATGCACACCAAATCTATGTGTGTGTCCGAATACTATTGAAGTATTGTGTGTCTCAGTAGCTCTCTTAGTAACGTACTCCCCACTTAAGGGTTGATTAACTCTTCTATTCATAGGTGCGTGTGTGAACGCTGTGCCATCAATGTACACGTATTGTCTATATTCTATTATATCCCACTTATCTTTACCAGCTCCAACAAAATCTGTCTCAGGTATAAACCCACTAAGCTCAGGTTTATCTAGGGTATATCTCCAAGTCCTAAGCTCATGGTTTCCTAATAACCAATATCTATTAGGATTATATTTCTTAGTTTTCCATCTAGCTTGCTTTTTCCACAAGTTACGTATGGGTTTCATTATCTTTTCATAGGCTTCTATGCCTGAATCTATATCATCTTTTAATCTTTTGCCTTCCTTCATTAAAGGCTTATTATTATCAAAAAAGTTTATAGAATCCAAGTTCATGAAGTCTCCTATCTGAACTATATTGTCAGGCTTATTTTCGACAATGAAGTTTCCAAGAGCTTCGAATCTATCCTTGTTATGTTCAGGACCATCGTGAGCATCAGGAATCACCAGGGTCGTAGCATATTTCCTCATATTCATTTTCCTCATAGTTTAAATTAAGTCCTCCACGTAAGTAGAGACTATTGATTATGTCAAAAGCCATGAGCACGGATATAACTGCGTGTTCCCCGCATTCATGGCAGTCTTCCATCTCGTTATCTAATCCTTTTTCAGACTTACTTCCACATCTGAAACAGTAATAGATTTCTTCTTCTCTTTTATCCATTCCTTCGGAACCTCAGTAAAACTATATTTAAAACCGTGTTTTTTACACCATTCTGAATATCTAGTTTTTGATGTTTTATGCAATTTGTTATCATATTTAAACACAAACCTTATGTCCAAGTCAGGTAGTTGCTCCTTGATAAGTAAATGTTTTGCTCTGTCGGAGGACGTAAATCTTCCCTTGCCTTCAATTATAATTCCATTGGGTAAGACCCAATCAGGTTTATATGTGTGAATTTTAATAAATGGAATTATTAATTTTTCGTATCTAGCTCTTGTTCCTTTTAACTTTTCAGCAATTTCTTCTTCAAATTTTGACCTGTATTTGATAGCCATTTTTTAATATCCTTTTTTGAAAGGACTTTCTTTAATTGATCTGCTGATCTTAATTCTTCTATGTCCTTTACGTTAGTTTTACTAACCCCTCTCCAAAGCCTCTCTATCCCAGCTTTGTCTAAAGTATCTTGTGGGTCGTGTTCTAAGTAGTCTAAACTACTCATTGTTTTTTTACGCTTGCGCATAGAGGTATACCGCTAATATTATTAATGATGCAAATATCGTAGATACAACAATATGACTAACCATTTCTTTGTTATTATTTTCCATTGTCTATGCTTCCTAAAGTTATTAATGCTCTTGTTTCTTCTAGAATTTCATCCCAAGTCATACAATACTCGTTGCATTTTTCTACACCTTTTTTAGTCTGAGTAAAAAAATGTTCGTATTCTTGAGAAACTGACTGCTCATAATCATCTACGGTCTCACACCACTCAAGACATTTCTCAGCCCCCACTGGCCCAACCCCAGGAATACCCTCTATGTTATCAGTAGAATCTCCAGTAAGTATTTGAACATACTTATTATGAATTGCTTGCTCTACAGATACTTCATATAATTGGTCTTTTACCCAGTTATAGTGCCATCCTGCTATCTGATCTAAATCTTTGTCAGTAGAAATAATACAAGAATCTTCTGATGAAGGAACAGATTCTTGAAGATCTGCTAATATATCATCTGCTTCTAAGTTCTCTACTTCCTGAGCATCCCAAACAGATTTTAGGTATTCTTTAATCTCATCATACCAATGTGGTTTGTGTAATGGATCTCTATTACCCTTATAAATTTTTATTGTAGCCAGATTATCTCTAAAGTTTGTACTTCCACTCAAGAATATTTCTAACTCAATCTCCCCAAACCTTTTTGATAAATAGCTTTTTATTTCAGTCAAGACAGTCTTAACGTTATTTAAAGCGTTCTCAACAGGTTCGATAACTGTATCTACAGTGACATCATACTCAGATTTTTCTCTGCCATGTTCATTAAGCCAATCCATCATATCCTTTTTGTACTTAAACTTAGGTATCTCTCCTTGAAAGAGAGGTATTGATAAATTGTATATCCTACTTTGTGCGGCAAAGCCACATCTGTAAAGTATGATGTCTCCGTCTACTAATGCTTTCATTTTAGTTTACCAAAATCTCTGAATCTTTTTCTTTTTCTTTCTTTTTTTGGTCAAACTTATCTCTCCAATTATCTAAGCTAGCCTGCATCTCATACAGACCCTCATATCCTTGAACTAGAAATGGCACTTCTGCCTCTGTTACGTTTGTTTGTTTATTTACAATAGCGTAAACTCCATTACCATTACCATTAGGTGATGCGTTGATGGGAGGTTTAACTACCAATTCATAATCAAGGGTTTCGTCTAGATTATTTTTACTCATAGCTTGTATCCTCTTCAGAACCCTCGCCAGAACCATCTGGAGAAGGAGCATCAAATGCTCCATCTCTAGCATCAGTAGCTTCCTCATAAAATTTACGAGTGTATGCTTCTACTGTGTTTTCAACTATTTCAACTTTCTTCTTGGCGTTAGCACCTAGTGCCAATGCTCCAGAAGTAATTAATAAATCAACCATAGCAATTGCTCTGTTTAGACATGCTTCGTATCTAATTTCTTTAGAACGTAACTTGTCCTCTTCTTCTTTGTTAGACCAGTATGAGTCTCTGGTAACAGTTGCTCCAGCTGTAACTTTTGCTTTAGGCGAAGCTGCTGGTTGTAAGTTACTTGTCTCTGATGCATCCATTACTTCCACTGATTTCAAATCCATATTCTTATAGATTCCTTTTTCAGTATATACAAATTTAATGGTATTACCTTCCTTAAAAGGTAATTTAGTTGCATCAAAGCCAGCACCATACCAAGCACCACTTATTGATACCGATACTCCTCTGCCTGCTCTTATGGTCTCTACGACCCCTTCTGCTGTATTCATATTAAGACCCCCAATGAGTTCCTGTTTTTATTTCAGCTTTTAATGGTATGTTAAAATCAATTCCATATAATTTCTTCATATACTTCACAGGAAAATCCTGTAAAGACTCTGACATCACATCGATGAAAAAGTTCCGTTCATCTGGATGTACTTCACAAATAATTGAATCATGTATAGTATTTGTGATAAATGACTCAGCATTTGCTGACTTAAAGCAATGCCAAGCATATACCAGTGCTGTTGGTACGATCTCAGCTGTAGCCAAGTATTGTACTGGGTAATTTCTAACTGATGTATTACCCTCAACATAACCAGTATGTGTAACCTTCAACGAGGGAAAGTAAAACTTCATCCCCGTAGGAAGTGTTAATTCTTTTGTTACTACCGCCTTATCTACCCACTTATCTTGCTCTCCAGAGATTCCCCCGTATTTCTCAGTAAACGTTCTGTAATAACGTCTCTCAGATGGTGTTCCGCTTGTTCCACCATAGAGTGGCTTAAATGTATGTGCTTTTGCATTTTGTCTGGCGATTGCTCTATCCCGTTCTCTTGGATATATAATATCAGCTGTGAATGAATGAACGTCAAAATTTCTCTGTATGTCTCGAAGTCCCTGATCATCCTGTCCATACCAGACAGCGACTCTGAATTCCAGTTGTGCTTCATCAGCTTCACCCACCAACCAGCTTGGTTCCCTTGCTCTAAATAATCGTTTAAATCCTCGATCCACATTTTGGAACTGGCACTTGTATGTTTTTCCAGTACTACTGTACCTGCCAGTAGCAGTAACTGCTTGGTTGATAGCTGCGTGGAGGATTCCTCCCCCTTTTTCACAACACTCGTTAAATTTTTCAAGAGATTTTGTAACTTGCGCATTTAATTTTACCTGTTTTTGTTTTAATTGTATGAACCTTTTTTGTTTACTACTTTTTGGCTTCAGTAAAGATATTACTACCGACGAAGCGCTTCTTTCCCCTTTTGGGGTTGTTATAATATTACCACTATGGTCTTTAGGCATAGCAAATTTAAGTTCATCATAAATAAACTCAGCCATTTGCTTGTTACTTCTTGGATTAAGACCACCAGTAAATTCATCTAATTCTCTCTCTACAGAACGTAAATCTGACACTGACTGTTTATATACTTCTTTAACTTTTGATGTATCTAAACACATGCCATTAAATTCTATATCTGCAATAACTGGTATTTGAATACACTTTGTATAAAAAACACGCTGTAAGCTGTTTTTAAATAATTCCCTACGCTGGTGCTCAAATAATTTGTGAGTTTGCTCTACGTCCATTTTAGCGTACTTTATGAGCCAATTTTCAGGCATTTCTGAAGGGCATATTCCAGCGCCCATCATAGCACTAATTATTGATTCTTTTCCTCCTAGTCTTCTTCGTCTGAGGCATTCTTCCAGTGATAACTTTCCTCTTCTGTTGGAGCGGAGTACATATTCTGCCAATTGTGTACAAAAGGGAAGTGTTTTCTCAAGTCTGACTCCGAGGCGCTTAAGCCATCCAAGTTCGAATTTTGCGTTGTGCGCAATAATGAAATCAGCTCTTTCCACTTCGTTAAGAAAGTCTTCGATATGTATTGGCTCGGGATGTCGAACGAAAACTCCTCGTTCGTCACCGTTTCTTTGCCATGCAATGAGTATGATACTGTTATTTTCATTTAATGGGTCTCCTTTATCTAAGTTAGTTGTTTCAAAATCAAATACTAAATAATTATCTGATTTAAATATATCAGGATTTGGATTAGTTACAAATTCAGGTATATTAAAATCCATTATATGCTCGTTACTTTACTTGTTTTTGTATCTACCATAACTGGAAAAAATACATGCTCTCCACTAAGTTTATTTTTAGGCAGAGAAATCATTCTCCACGATTTGCTGTCGTATTCCTCATTAGAACCAACACCAACAATTAAGTCCATCTGGGCAGGCATTCCAGTATTTGAGAAATCTATATCACCCATCTCTAATCGCAGTTTATTCGTTCCCGAATCACCTGCTTGAGTGACTCCGATAACCAAGATATTATTTTTCTTAGCTAGATTTCTTGCAGATGTAGCGGCTATCTCCATCTGTTCTACCCTACCTTCTTTACCTACCCAAATGTTACGGAGTTGGTTGATTACAACAACATCCACCCCGTGTTGGTCGATTAGACTCTGTATATCTCTGAAAGTTCCTGGAGATAATGATTTAAGTATTAAATTATCGTAGCCTCTTTGTTTAACTACGTTTTCGACCTCATCAGGATTATCAATAACGTCTACTATAGGTTTTTCTGCCAATCTGCAGATGAGTCTAGACATTGTTGCTTTTGCTGGGTCTTCGTTTTCAATAAATAATACTTTGTAGCCGTCATGTAACAGACCACCGACCATATTAATAATAAACAATGATTTACCTACTTCAGGTCTACCAAACACAAGGACATTATGTCCTCGCATTGCTCCCCCCGTAGCTTGCTGTAAAGCCTTAGGCCAGAGATTGATTCTATTTTTATTTTTTAATGTTTCTACTACATCAGAAACTTTTGTGCTAATTAATAGGCTTTCATCATCGTCCTCTTGAGATTTTACATATTCCTCTACGTACTTGTATTCCTCCATCAATTCTAGTGCGCCATTTTTATTTTGCGCCAATAATATTGATGATAGTTCTCGAGCAATGGCATCCTTTTTCAAGGCAATAACTTCTTCCAATAAATTTGGTGAAGATGTAGTTTGATTAAGAGTTTTTAGAATATTTCGATACAGATCTATTTGTTTGGGAAGCTCTCTTGCGATTCGTTTTTCCACTAATTCTAAATCTACAAAAGATATAGACGTATCTTTGTCATAGAAATCACATACAATGTCGTATATGAATTTTGCGGGTTCAGAGAAAGAATCTTTAATGTTTAGTTTCGATAACTTGTTAAACGATTCTCTGTCTTGAATAATTGAAGAAAGTATTTTAGATTCCATATTATTATTATATTATTATATTATTATTATGATATTATAATATATAATTATATTATAATATATTATAAGTAGTTTAGACTACTTAAAGTTCTTATTAATCAATAGCTTATTTATTATTTATAATTTAGACTATAAGCATCTAAATTAGTTCAAATTAGTTGATATTCTTGTAATTATATTATTTATTATATTTTCATTATTCATATTTTTTGGATCATTATCAACAGGTATAACTTGACAAGATTTAAAAAATAAAGAATATTTTTGTTTTATATCTAACGCATGGGTAGTAGCATCATTATCTAACACTATTACCACATCTTTTCCTGATAAAAATTTCATAGCATTAGTTGGTATAGAATTAGATAATAATGCCATACTAGGAACATGCCTAGCTATTCGTATAGAACTAATTATGTCCTCAACTAAAACAATTAAATTATCAAAATTAATCTCACAATAAGGAAAGCTTACATTGTAATAGTTAGTATCTCTATTAATCCAATAAGTTCTAGATTTAACCCCATCATATTTTTTATCAGATAACTCCTTATAGTAACGAGAAACATATCCTTTAACGTCTCCATCTTTAGATAATATAGGATATATAATTCTCTCTGTTTTTTTACACCATTTTATTTTATTTAATATTAATTCTTCTATTGTAAGATTAAACTTACTTTGTAAGTAATTAACTTGTGATTCATTTAATTTAGTAATAAAAGACTCAAAGGGATATTCCTTATTTAGTGTGTCTTTTTTGGCGGAGTGTTTACCAGTAAGACACCATATCCCCATATTAATAGGAACAAATCCCCTTGAGTCACATGCAACCCTAAAGCATTTATATAATAATCCATCGTCAACTCTTGTTACAGCAAAATCACCATTCTGTTTTAAACAAAAAGGACACTGTGCATCTCTAGTTGTCTGACCAACTTCTAGTTCAGAGTTAAGATATGAAAGCTGTGTTTTATAGTTAGGCACTATATTTGTATGTTATACCATACATTGAATCTTCACGACCAAGCCAAGTTCCCGTCTCTACACTTTTTAATTCCCTCGAACTAAGTTCATCAGGAATAAAATAAACAAAACATTCATGTTCATTTCCTTGAGAATCTTTAACAATAACTTTATCTCTATCGTAAAATGATGGATACCCTTCCAAGTGTTCTACATTTTCGAACGCAGTTTTATCTATATTCCATATCTCGCCATTAATTTCCTGAGAATGTTCAGAATCAGCAGGAATAAGTGCGGGAAATGCACCTAGACTAACCATCCTAAACTTATAGGATTTATCTAATTTACCAACACCACAAAATATACCACCTTTAATAATGGCAAAGTTTGGTTGATGTTGTTTTAACGTACCATATACAAATATTTTCTTCATACCAATAACCTCCGTATGTGTTGACTATATAAATTTAAAGTAGTTCCCTCTAATGCAGGTGCAGTATTAACTTCATATACAAATGCTTTTTGTGAAGATTCCTGCCACCCAACATCTACTGCTCCAAAATCTAACTTAAGTGCTTTGACAGCTAATAATGCCTGTTCCACAACATCTTGTGGCACAGCTATACCTTTACTACCAAATATCCAACCATTTGCATGGTTTCGTATTTGAAAATTGTTTCCCTCACTCCCCTTGCGTAGCATTTTCTTTTGCAGAAAAATGATAGTACCCATAAAAATATGTACTCTATATTCATCAGACTTCTTTACATATCTCGTGTATAATGCACAATCAGGTAAATCATCTGCATCATTTACTAAATTAATGCCTCTACCCCCACACCCACGCAATAACGTTCTAGCAACAGCAACTCTATCTTCTTTAATCCATCTTTTAGCTGACTCCATAAGTGTAGTAAATTTAGGAATACGAACCTTACCAAGCATAACTTCTAATGCACTGTGTTTATTCTGAGTAGTCTGAACTACTGAGGGATTATTTAGTATAACTACATCATCATTAATCCAATTAGGTAATCTAGGATTACCCCAATTAATAATAATATGATTATTATAGTAAGAATAATTACCATTCTCACGCACACGTTTACATCTTAAATCAGATAAGGATTTAGATAATGCCTTAGCTGATTCAGACTGTAATTTATAAGGATATATTATTGGTCTAAGCATTTGCTAATGACTCATTAGTAACTTCGTGAACTTCACTAACAACATAATGAGGATTAACCTTAACCTTAGTAAGATACTTAGTCCATAATTGTACATAATGTGGAGAGTTAGGATTCTTTACTACCAATCCGTCAGTATTCCAATCGTCCCACTCAGCATATTCTCTAGTTAAATATACGTTTCGATTATTACCACGCATCTTAACATAATCACATAATACAGCCATACCCGCACTCCAACTTCTCCTATGCCCACCTGCGTTAATGTAATCCCTAAGAATTGTAAATGCTTCTATTTTTAATTGCTTGCTTATATCTCTATATCCTGTGGTAGCAAAATATCCAACATCTACTCCATCATCAGCAATTTGTGCTCTCCAAGATGCAATATGCAGGTCTGCCAATACCTGAACACCACAGCAAGAGCCAGCTTTACTGTAGTCATATCCAATATAATGCTTACTTGTATTACCATCTTCGTGTACAAATGAGAACTCTACTTTATCGTGCATAACTACACTCCTGTGACTGCAATGTGTGAATCATACTCGCCTGTCTTTGCGCAGTCTTGACAAATAGGGCGATTCATATCAGTCCAAGCAAGTGTATAATCATCTATTGAATTGATTGGACAGGAACAAACTTCGCAACCATCTTCTGTTGCCTTTCTAAATACGTCGTAACCAACATATTTACCATTAATTAGATACTTTTGACCCATTTCATTATAAGGATAATCGTCCCACATAATATCTTCATCATATTCATCATAAAGGTCGTCGATAATTTCTAATATGCTATTTGCATCTAACATTAAAGTGTATTTATCAGTATATTTAGTTGATTTTTTATCCTTTGCCAAGGATATTAATTTACCTACACACTCATCTCCCGCCTCCATAACCACCTTATCTTTTGGAAAATTATGAACCTTAACCTCGTATCTTGGAAAGTGAGTCCGCGTACCAATTATGCAACCACGATTATTATTTGAGTATGGTTCAAAAGATTCATAAGTAAATTCTATTTCATCATACTTACACATTCCAATACATTTAAATGGATTGTTATCCTCCTCATCAGGAAATAAATCATCTACCCTAGTCGTACTACGTACGTGGGCAGGTCTAGAATATGGAGTATAGCTCGCATAATCATTGTCATAATATTTACTGTAATTATTGTAATAACGTGCATACGTGGTCGCAATCTTTTGTCCATCATATATTTTTTTAGTTTCAAACTCTTGATTTTCATTAAACGATAATAGTGTTCCCACGTTCAATGAAAATATCTTAGATAATTCTACCTCATTTCTTTTTGCTACAAAATATAATGCTTCCGCCTCTGATGCAAATAATATAATGTCCTCATTTTTCACTATGCCAAAATGTAGAGGGCGTTCAGTATTGCGGATAAAATGTAACTTACGCTGTGTAGTGTCATACCACACAATAGCAAACGCTCCCTCTACTTTTTGGATAAAATCTTCAATAGAATTTTTACTTAAAGCAATAGCCAATGATTCAGAATCAACCTCACAATCTGTACCTTTCTTGTCTCCAAGCACACATATTTCATGTTTATTACCAACACTTCCATTATGTACTAGGATTATATTTTCATTGACAAATGGGTGTGCATTTTCATCATTAATTTCCCCATTGGTAGCATATCTAGTATGTCCAATAACATACTTATAGTCATTAAATTCTTTCATCATATCTGAAAAAACGTCCGACTCAATAAATTCGCCCGCACAAACAGCACGTTTAATTACTCGCACAGGCTTTTGATTATTTGTTGGAACAGTAAACAAACCAGTAGAATGTTTACCACGTAAAGACGTAGCTACTAGTAAGTCCTTAAATAATTTCTTTTCAGTTAATCCAAATTTGAAATTACTGAGATTAATCACTCCTGTTATACCACACATATTCTACTCCTCGTCATAATATTCTTCTTCATCATAGTCACGTTCTTCTTCGTAATCTTCTAATTCTTCTTCTTGATACTGTTGTATCTTATTCATTTTTTCATTGTACATAAATATATTTATCCAATTTTTTAAACCTGCACTCTTAATTTTCTTTTCTAGCCTAGATATATGCTTATCTAATGGGTGTGGAATTTCATAGTATTCTAAAAGTTCAGATATTATTTCACTCGTTATGTTTTCTGTATCTAAATCTAAACCACCCTCAAATACAGAATTATGCTTGAAGTAGTCTAAACTACTTTCTTGCATATTATTGTATAGTATAATATCTTGGGCTAGCCTTAATCCCTCAACTATATCTGTTTCGCAGTCGTCGTAGTCGAGTACCCTATGATAGTTCTCAAAAACTTTTTCCAAATAATTTGTTACACCATATCTAGATATTTCCCTATGTAAATTGTGTGTATTGTTATTGATACAATTTTTCTTCAGGCACATAATTATATTAATCCACTCTTTAACTCGCATCATGTCATATGTGCCACCATGTAATCTAAATTCTAGACTACCATACTTAGACGTAGCATTTAAATTTAATGAACTATACTTTGGAAAAGAAGAAACGTGTTTTTTAAAGTCCAAGTCTTTTTCTACTGATGTCAATATGTCAGATAGAGTTCGTTTAAAATCGTCAGACTTAGCAAATGGCAGACAGTATAAATTTTCTTTCCTGCTCACACCGCAATAATGAAATAATACATTTTCAAATATAGCATAATCAAGTAATAATCTAGCATACTCATTCTTATTTAAGTCAGTAACATCTAAATGTACATGTACACTACACCTATCTGAAGGAATATCGCTTAAGTTTTCTTTCTCGATATTAAGGTATTCATTTAATTCATCTAGAGCCACACTCAAATCCTTACCAAATAATTTTTTAGTAACAAATTCTACTCCAGAATTACGTAAACTGCCGTCACTCTTTACATTCCAATACCCAGTACCAAATAATACTCCCCCATTTTCAGAATCTACACTAAAGTATCCATGATTAATGCCTCTACGTACTCCGTTGTGTGCAAAACCAGAAGCTTCGTTCATATTTTCTAGTTCAACTTCCACACCAATAATACATCTTGGCAATACAAAATCTATAGACTCTTGATATGAGAATACGTTTTTATTCTTGTCAAATATAGAACCAATATTATCTTTGGACATTTAACATTCCCCCGACTCTTATATTTTGTAATTGTATTAAATCAATTAAATCATTATTACCATTAAACAAGTCAACAGTAGGGTACATTGAGTCCTCTCTCATTTTACCCACCAATACTTCTTTATATCCTAAAAATAAACCTGCTGTATTCCAAGATGTACTTATGTACAAATCTTTAGATATAGCACCCGCGTATCTATCTCCTGACGTAATTCTATTTATAGCACCACTAGCTGTAAAATAACTTGGAAAAAATATATCTTTTATAAATAATGGCTGACTCAAATCCTCATAGTTTAATGTTGGTAAGTCAAATATTTCACATGTTTCCATGTTCAAATGGATTATATTTATCACTGTAGGGTTAAAAGACTGTCTGTATTGTTGCGTGGCGTGTCTAGATAGCCTAACCACACCTTTCTTAGCATTCAATAATGCTAATTTTGGAAATCTAAAATCAATTTCAATATCTCCTACATACCATTTAGTAGGCAACCATTCATTATCGTCAGTAATAACTGAACCAGAAATATATTCTAAATCTTCATCAATATCGTCAATATAAAATAATTTCTGTACGTCATTATTTAATTTAGCTAGAACAGTACAAGTTCTATATCGTTGTCTAAAATCTCGTCTGCTTTCTCTTATATGCATTTACACACTCCCGCAAATAATTTTTTAGTAGTCTAGACTACTAAAATGTAGTTAATTTAATTTAGGAATTTCTATACCATAATTTTCACATAAATCCCAAGCATCATCAACAAGACCAGAATTAATAATAGTTTGAAAAGAATTTTCTCCTGTATCTGCTATCCACCGCTCATGTCTAGGTTGATTATTATGTGATAAATTATATACCACATCACTTGCCACGAGCTTTATTTGATTAAATATCCACATTTTTATGTTATCACTACTTAACCATACATTACTGGGCGTTCTGTACTCAATTCCATATTCTTTATGTCTGAATGAACCCGCCTTACCATAAAATGCTTTTCTTTGTGATGTTCCCTCTAATATTGTTAATGGCAATCCAACATACATGTCACAGCCTTTAACTAAACTACTTCTAGCCATAGGGTGAAAATTTGGATTAGTTAACCCAATGTGTATATGACCGCCTGCCGTACGTACATTATTTTTATTTAATGAAGAAGTATCAACAACATTTTCTTTTGATGAATAAATGTTGTAATCAGGCATACAGCCAAACATTTTAGCCTGTTTAGATTTTAAAAATTCAGGCTCAAACTTTTGATAATCCATTATTTTATAGTGTAGTCCGTGCATTGATGTGATAGTACTCAATGATTCCATAACCTCATTAGTCCTACTTACAAACTGCGTGGGAGTAGTGCAAGGCTCAATATTAAGTTCAGCCATAACATTATCCTCTTGAACCGCCCCACCATTAACTTCTCTAGGACATTCTTTACTGCCACCAATTAAACCTACACCAGACACAGCGTTATCATTTTCATCATATAAAAATAATTCAGCATCATGTCCAACAGTCACTATTTGTTTTGGCATAATTTATATCTCCCAATCAAATGTAAAATCAGATTTTAATACAAGTTTACCACCATTAAAAATAATGTGTGCAGTAGAATCATCTACTTTTTTAACTTTAACTTTGCACTCAGTAATTTTAGTTTTAGATAGGTTAAGGAATAAAAATAAATCATCGAGTGTATAAAAATCATCATCAATTTTAAGATTTAATTCCTTGTTTAATTCATTATCTTGTTTAAGTTCCATGACCGCAGGGCAGTCAATGGTAACTTCTCCTAACGCATCAGATTCGTCAATTACTTTGGCGAAATCTTTTTTCTTACTACCAAACATTTTCATTAATGACACAACAATACTCCCTAGTAGTCTAAACTACTTATAATGATATTTATCTGTAATATTTATTTCTTCTGTACAAGAAGAAGATTTTGGAAATTTTAATTCGTACATATTTATTAGTATAACTGTATTGGTTAGCATTAATAATGCAAATGCCAATGTAGCTAGTAATATTTCAAATTTATCCATAGGATTATCCCCTATAATTATTTATCGGTTATTAATTTAGGCAAGTCTATAAAAGCCGTGTACTAGGTTACGGCTCAGGTTAGGCATACCTTTATATTTATAAGTACGCCTAACGTGTTGTTCTTTAACACAATTTCTTAATCTGTTTTTAATTTGATGTGAAATTATTTGGTTAGATTTCATTTAGCCTACCGCCTCGTTTAATGTGGTTAGTTAGTAGTGAT